CGCCGGGCTCTGATAACTAATCGGCTCTTTTCCCGAGCCTTCGCGAAATCACCGATCGACTGGTGCATCGGCAGTTGATCAGTTCGCCCGGCTGCACATTTCGGCCCTCGGCCGAGTCATACATCCCGTCCGCAATTTTGAAGCGCTTGCCGTTCATCCGGGCGTGCGTCGGGCGCGGCTCCTTGCCCGCATTCGAGTGCTGCCAGATCGCCTCAGTGATCCCAAGCTCGGCGCGGCGCGCGTTCTCAAGCGTCGCCTTCGACTTGTTGACTTGATCGCGTGCGATCAGCGCTGCCCGCCGATACGTGATGCCGTAGCGCTTGCGGATCGTGGTCGATAGCTCGTGCATCGCGCCGCCCTTCGTCACAGCGGTCCACACAGCCGACTCGACATCCTTGTGGAACTGCTGAGGGATAGAGCGGATGAGCCCGACGTTCTCGGCGATCACCGCCCGATAGGCTGACAGCATCCGCGGCGACGCTTGGAAGCGCACTGTAAAGCCGGCATCCCTCATGCGTTTCCGGATCTGCGCATCCGTGTAGCGGCGCGTCCGCCCGGCGAAGCTGTTGGCGATCGCAATCGACAACTTATTGAACCTCCGGGTCCACTCGCGACCCCACGCGCGCATCGCACCGCGTAGCACGATCACGGGATCATCGTCGAGCGCGAGACGATCGGACGCCGGCCGATAGTGCTTCTCGACGAGCGTTAGCGCTTCCTCGGCCATGCGGCGCGCCATCTCGGCAAGCTGAGACCGATACCACGCCCTGATCCCCTCGTTCGGCTGGATCGCGCGCAGCACAATCTCGTCGCCCTCGATCGGCGCGGCGTCCTTCGCGATCGCACGCATCGGGCGTGGCCATAGCACGCCATCGATACGCACGAGCCCGCCACCGTGCGGGTTCGGATCGTGGACCAGCACGCCGTTGCAGTAGATGACGATGTGCTCGTGGCCCTGCGTGCTGGTGCCGGTCACGAAGTAGAAGCGATCCGGCGGCGGCGTCTGGCGCAGCAGCTGGTAACCGTGGCGCTCGAAGAACACGCGCATGCGCGTGAAGGCGTCGCCCTTCTGGTTGCCGAAGTCGGGAACGGAGGCGAGCGGTAGCTCTAGGAACGAGGATGCAGCTGCCTGCATGCAATTGCCTTTGCCCCCGAACCGCGTCTGAAAGACCGGGATCATTCCTGCGGCTCGTCTCCGTCAGGCTCATCTCCGCCCGGCTGCGGCGGGTTGAGCTCGTTCTCGAGCCTCGCCTCGTTCGCCGCCTTGAGATCCTCGGGCATCTCGGTCGAAAGGTTGTCGTAGCCCGAGTCAGGATCGCGCGCGATGCGCTCCCGCACCTCTTCCGGCGATACGACGCCATCGTCGATGTAGCCGACGTCCATCTCGCTCTGCGTCTTTTTCACGCGCGCGAGCGCCTCGCCGGTCAGCTGTTTCAGCGAGACGAAGTCGATCACGATGTCCGGGTCGATCTTGCCGCCGCGGTTCAGCTGCAGGATGTGCAGCACCTTCGTCAGCGCGTCGCGGTAGAGGCACTCCTGACTCGCGTTGATCCAATCGTGGAACACTTCGAGCTCGGAATCGCTCGATGCGTTGAGGCCTGCCGGCGTGATGCCGGTGAGCACCACGAGCGGCAAGTGAGTCGGCGCGGCCTGATGCTCCTGCGCCTGCGCCTGCAGTTCCGAGAGTCCCGACAGCGGCACGGCCAGTTGCTCGAGGCCCTCGCGTTCCTTGTCGGTCGCGAACATGCCCTGATTGTCGCGGAAGCGGATGAACATCTCGATCCGCTTGCGAAGCTCGTTCTGGCCGGCGAGGCCGCCCTCCAGAATCGCGTCCATGTCGGTCTGCAGGAAGATGATCGAGAAGTTGTTGATCAGGCGGTTGACGCTGCCGACCGTCTTGAGCCAGCGGTCGACATAGGGCTGTATCAGCTGCGAGAGCGAGATGCCGCCGAAGTTGTAGGCGGGCTTGATGATGTCCGGCACCTCGCGCGAGACGAAACGGATCAGCCTGGTGGCGTTGACCTTCTTACCGAGGACCATCCACGAGTCGGGCTTGTAGAAGTTCGGCTTCGTCGGGTCGGTCGAGTTCCAGACGAGCGGCGTCGTCCACATGGGCTCGATGGCGGTGAAGCCGCGCAGCGAGCCCTTCGCGATCGTTTTCTCGTCGATCGGCAGCGGCAGGTCGAGCGTGTTTTCCTGCTGGTCGATGTCGATGAACAGGAAACCCATGCCATAGAAACCATCGTACTCCGTGACCTTCCGGAACAGCGACTGAACCTTGAACTCCTCGAGGTCGTCCTCCAGCTGTTTGATCTGCTCGGACTTGTCGGCCTTCGACTTCGACTTGAGCGAGATCCACTTCCGCGTCATTTCCTTCGCGGTGGTCTCGGTCGGCTGGCGGAACTCGGAGCGCTGGGCAAGCTCGGCGAGGTACGGGTAGCCGGGGAAGTACAGGCCGAACGCGCCGAGCACGCCTGCGGTGTTGAGGAACCCGGCGTAGGGAAAGCCGCCGCCGCCTGCGTCGTCCATCGCGAAACGCGGTTCGCTTCCGTGGACCTCTTTCGGCACGTCGGGAAGCGCGAGCTTGTGCCGGTACGGGTCGGCAGGCGGCGCAATCGCGAAGCCTTCGGGGATGTTGGTGCCTTTGTGCCTCGCTGGCTTCGCGGCCACGCCGGCAAACGGCACGGGCTGCTGCGGTGAGGGTTCAGGCTGTCTGCGGCGGAAGGGCCACGGGAATTGCATGTCAGGTTTCCTCGTCGTCCGAGTCGGCTATTCGCATCGGGCCTCGGCGCGGAGCGTAGGCCATCATCACGGCATCGGCAAGGTTCGGGCTTGGCATGCCCTCGGGCTGTTTGTCGATCAGCATCTTTCCGGCCTGGTTCTGGGAATAGGTCGGCTGGCACAGTTCGACGAGCAGCTTCTGCAGGAGCGGCAGGCCGGGATCGAGCGAGATCAGCTTCTCAGGATCGTACTTCTGGCCCTTCACCGCGCGGTGCGTGTTGTAGACGCACATGCGCAGCCACCACCACGCCTGCGCCTTGAAGTTGAGGAAAAAGTCCTCGTTCTTCCGGCCCTCGACCATCTGGCGCAAGGGGTTCAGCACGGCGCCGGAGCCGCGATGCGCCTCGACGTTGATGCGGAACTCCGGGTTTCGCGTCTCGTTGATCTTGCGCGCGTCGCCGCGAACGCTGGAGCCGATGCCGTCCGCGTCGTAGCGCAGCCGGCGCGCGCCGTAGGTGTCGCAGTGCAGGAACGCCTTCTCGGCCGTGGCATACGGATCTGAGCCCTTGCCGCTCCATTGCTCAAGGCCGATCAGCGTGACGCCATGCACGACCGCGAGCGCGTTGCGGTCGGGCCCTTCGTCTGACACGTCGAGCGCTGCGCGGATCTCGCCTTCGGTCTTTAGGCCGAGCTTCTCGATGGCGCCGACGCACGAGTTCAGCCACTCCGCCGGGATCACGATGCCCTCGACGGAGGCTTGGAAATTCATGTCGAGCTCTTGCGCCGTGATGACCGGTCCCCACGTCTCGAGGAACTTGTCGTAGTCGTCCTGCGTCATGCGCGGGTTGTCGCGCCAGTGGAAGTTGAAGCGCTGCCCGTTCTCGAGGATCGACTTCTGGTGTGCGCGCTGGGCGAAGGTGTTCATCATGCCGTGGACCGACGACACGTCCTGGCGGCACATCGTGTTTTTCGAGAGCGCCGCATCGACCATCTCGCCATGCTCGAGGTACGCGGTCTCATCGACGAAGTAGATCGTGGTGCGTCCGCCGCGGCCAATGTTGTCGCCGATCTCGCCGATGATGCTGCCGCGCGTCTTTGGAACGAAGAGCCGGCGCTCGAAACTGTGAATGCGGGCGTCGTAGCCGCCGCGAAACTCCTCGGGCAGTCCCTCGAAGAACGCGCGGCCCTTCTCGAAGATCGAACCCATGTCGCCCTTCCAATCGACCTTTTCCTTTTTGAACGAGCCCCAGCCAATAGCCACGTCGTCGTACAGCGTGACGATGGCGATCGAGAACGCGACGATCAGCCACGAGACACCGACGTCGCGGCTCTTGACGGTCATCGCGTACTGACGCCTTCGCCAGTGGTCGAAGGTGAACTCGATCCATTCGCGCTGGCGCGGGTCGAGCAGGAATGACAGCACCACGGGCCGATCGGTGCCGACGTTGCGGGGGTCCACAGTCAAACCCCAGTCGTTGATGAAGTCCGCAATGTGCGTGCGGTAATAGCGCTTGAGCTTCGGCAGTTCTTTGGGATTGGCGCGGAGCCAAGTGAGGCGGCGGATCCGTTCTCGCGCCGCCTCGTCATATCGGTTGGCTGGTTGTAGGACCGCGCTCACGCCGATCGGCTTACTCGCACAGCCCGTAGCCCGAACGGCAGGCCGGCGGCGGCCCCGGCCGCGGCTCGGACGGGAAACTCGTCCCAACGGCGTCCCGACAGCTGCCGCCCG